TAATACTATCTCTATATTAAATCTAACACAAGTGTTTCGCGGTCAATCTCCTATATTTTATATACGTCTCTAATAAAATAAAAAGGATACACAGCTAATTAAATCTAGTCATGTATCCTCAACAAAGGAGATTAGTTATTGTAAAGCTCTATCTAATTGTCTACGTAAGAGCTTTTGTTGAACAATTTTCTTTTTCACTGATTTAGGTACTCTTTCCTCCCAATAATTATATTCGTAAGTTCCAAGTACTCGTTTACCTAATTTTTCTGTAGCATTATCTACTACTTTTCTCTTAGCTCTCATACCCATGTTAGCATATTGAGAATCATCTACTAATTGGTTAAATAATTTAGTATCATCTTTTATATACTTGTCTGATAAAAGTGGTACTACTACTTGGTTATAGAATTGTACAGGTCCTAATAAATTTCTACCAATGAAAGATAAACTCGGTAACAAGTTAAACGAACCATTGTTAGTTTTTATTTCACCATTCTCAACTCTGTATCGTTTTCCATTTACTTCGAATACATTTGGGTCTCCTTCACCAGCTAATAGTTTATTCAGGAATTGGATAATAGGTATTTGAATGGCATCTCCATATTCACCAAATAGAAACATATTAGCAGCTTGTATTGGAGTGACTACAGTACTACGTCTGACTAGTTCTCCTTTATCATCTGTTCTAATAACTTGAGTTAAATCTGGTTGAGTTAATCCTGGTATATAGCTTTGAGCTTGTTCATTTAACATCTCACCTACTTTACCAACTTGATTATAAAATAATACTTTACCAGGTTTATCAGCTACATGAGCAGCTACTTCTTTAATAGCAGCAGCAGGATACGAACCAAAAGGTACAAGTGATTTCATAGCAGCTTCAAAATTAGAAGTTGTGGGAACCTTAGAAGGTACTGTTGATTGAAGAAATCTAGCTTTATCTAAGCCATAGTTGTTAATATATTCAGTTGCAATATTTTCTAACCATTTATCAATTGAAGCTACAGGTCTATATAATTTATTGTTAAATCTTGATATTAACTTTAATATAGGTGTTTCAGCTTCTGACAGCTCAATTAATCTAAATTTTGGAAACTTTTTAAATGTCTTAACTGCTGCGTTAAGGTCAAAGTTGTTTAAGATTGACAGAGTAGTAGTAAGTACGTTAGCACCAAGATAAACACCAGATGATAACATTACTTTCTTTAGTTCTCTGTTTAATTCATTTAATACTTTATTGTTAAATACTGAACTATTGGCAGATACTTGTTTAACATTTTGATTATATTTTTTATTATAATCTCTAATTTTTTTATTTAAAGAGTTTGCACTATCAATTGATTTTGAAGTAATAACTTTATTTACGAATTCAGCAGCTTTCTTACTGAAATCATCACCTGCTGTTTTATAATCAATAGTACCATATTGTCTTTTTAAAAGGTTAGTTTCAACATATGGTGAGTCATATATGAAGTCTGATTTATGTACTTTTGGTTGAAGGTGAAATAAAGGTTTTATTTCCTGTTCTTTTACTATATTTTGAATATCTCTATATGTTTTAGATTTTGCAAGTTCTGAATTATCAATCTCTGAAAATGGGATTTTAAATCTTTTTGATATTAATTCCTTTGTAGCAAATTCAATATCATTTAACATCTCTGCTCCAGCCATAGCAGTAAACTGCTTATAAGTGTCGTTTGCTTTATTTAGAGCTTGCATAACAGGCAGCAGCTCTTTTGGAGCATTCTTAAAACCAATAGTTTCAACAGCTTCCATAGCTTTACTGATAGTTTTAGAATCATGAAGTTTTTCAATTGCTGTTACTTCTTCAACAAATTGATTTCCAAGTTTATGTAACTGTAGGTTGTCTTTTGTTACTTCCTCTGCTAATCCAACTCTTACATCTGCTTCATCGATTGCTGGTAGTTTTGCTTTTAATTTTTTTGGTAATTTAAGTTTAGCCATAGAAGCTAAAGACATAACATCTAAGGTAGCAGTTAAAGGTCTTTTCCAAGCACCAGTTATAACATTACCAACCATTTCACCAAGAGGCATTTTACCAAAGTCATCAATAGCTAAATTATAAGTTGATAGAATTGCATCAGCAAACATAGTAACTTTTTTAGGGTCAGATGCTATAGTATTAAAAGTATCTACAATTGCCTGTCTTGATTCTTTATCATATCCAATAATACCACCTAATAGAGTAGTAACATCTGCTCCAATAGTTTTTAAATCATCTTTAGCATTCTGTAATATATTGCCTTCTAGATTTAAATTTGGTATACCAATATTTTGACCTATATTTTGTGTATTTAAGCCTTCTGCTTTAGCTTTTCCTGTACCCTTCGGTAATTGATTTTGACCAAATGATAAACCACCTGATTGACCAAATGATGATTGATTTGTATTTGATTGTTCAAAACTTAAAGCCATAATTATTGTTGACCTCTATTGTTGTAATAATCTCTTATGTTTTGTTTTTGTTGATTACTTGGGTTTGCTTGTTGTTGAGTTCCAGGGAACATAGTTCCTAATACAGATTGGTTAGTATTAAGAAATGTATCAAGTGGTAAATCAGAATAAGAAGCATTCATTACTGTTTCTGACATAGCTTGACCTTGTTTATAAGGTAATAGCTCTGTTTCATTTTTTACACGCTGCGCAGATGTGTTAGCTTCTTGTTGATAGATTGGCAACCTTTGAGTTTGAACATCAGCTTGTTGTTGAGCTGCATTAGCAGTAATTCTACCAGATTGTGCTTTGTATAAATCAACAAATTCATTAACTCTATTAGAGCGTGCTGTTTCTTCTGCATTATAAGCATCAATTAGTTCTTTTGCTCTTGCTGCACGTTCAACTTCATCTTGTTTTCTGATACCTAGATTAGCCTCTCTTTGTTTAATAACAGCATCTTGTAAACCAGCCATAATAGTAGACGTTTGTTCTCTAATTTTAGGAGCTAATTGATACATGGCTTTTACTTTCATTAATCTTGAAAATTCCTCTGGAGATACTTTTAGAGCAGCACCAGTGTGCGCTCTTTTCATGTATTCAAAATATTCCATAGCTTGATTTTCAGGAGTAAAATAATTATCGAGGTCGTTATATGTATCAGTTGCAATTTTATTAAAAATTTGCTCGTAAGTTTTAGCATAGTTCATATCTTGTTGTTCTTGCTGAACTTGTTGAGCTTGCTGTTGTGGTATAACTACCTTTTGCACATACTGTTCACCTAAATCTTTCGTTGAATCATATTCACTAGGTCTATAGCTAGTTTGTTCAAGGGCTCTTAGTTGAGTTACAAGATTATCTTTTTGTGCATATAGTGGTTGAAGTGAATCTACAGGAATATTGTAACCTTGTCTTTGAGCTTGCTCTGCGTCTGCTATTTGTTGATTAACAACTTCTAATTGGTCTTGTGTTTGCTGGGTTTGGAATTGAACATATGCATCAGCATCTTGTAATGCTTGTTGAATATTAACAGGTCTGCCAGTAGAGAAGTCATAAATTTTAGGTCCTACTACGTGGTATTTTTTACCTGACTGTCCTTGAATAAATTCTGGTAATTCTTCATCTAATCCTGGTTGAGCAATACCTGCTTGAATTTCCTTATCAAGTGTTGAATCTGTTTTTGGTTTAGCTCCTAATCTCTGTAATGCGGGTCTAGCTAACTTTTCACCAGCTATATAACCAAGACCACCATATAAAAGTTTCATAATAGCGTTACCAGGAATTAAACTAGCTCCAATTCTACCAGCGTTAGCAATTAATTTAGGAATTAATGTGTTGTTATTATCTTTATATGCTTGGTATAAATCAAAAATAGATAATCCAATATTACCTAATGTACCTAAATTTTGACCTTTTGCAGTTGCTTTAATATAATTTGGAGAGTTCTGAATAATATCTCCTAATTGCTTCGCAAATTTTAATAAGTTTGGAATCTCTTTTGCTGATTTGACACCTGCTTCATCTGCAAGCATTTTTAATTTTCCTGCATTATCTTTTACAAGTTGTACAAAAGATTGTTCCTCTGATTTAGATAAAGTACCTTTTGCAGCTTTTCCAAGTAACGCGTCAATTTCTTGCTTAGATGCCATACGCCATCCAGAATTAAGAAAATCAGCTACTTCATCAGCACTAGCTACTTGCAGGTTATCAATTTCAGATTTAGTAGCCCAGCGCCAATCTCTACCAGTTACTTTAGCAATGGCATCATCTAGTTTGCCAGTTAAAAAATCAACACCCTGTTTAATCTGCTTTGCAGCTTGAGGATTTTTACGAACTAATTCATTACGTAATGTTGCTACCTTTTCAGAGAAAAATTTAGTTGCAGCTTGTGCACCACGTGAGCCTACAATCCTTTTTGTTTCGTTTGCAATGTCTGTTGCTACTACTCTACTGGCTCCTGGAGCACGAGTTAAAATTAATCCAACAATGGCAGCGACTGACAAATCAACAAGTACTTCTTTTAGAACCTGTTCTTTGGATGCTCCTTTTAAATCTAATCCAATAGCTTCTGTGAGTGGTTTAAATTGGTCTACTACTGTTCCAAGTGGAGTTTTTACAATAGCTTGGTTTATGAATTTTTGAGCAGCTCTATCTCCACTTTTAAGAGCTTGTTTGGCTGCTTGTTTAACCTCTGGTGGTAAAAAGTTATTTACCATATTTTCAAGTAAATTAGCCATATAATTTCATTATCTCCTTTATTATTGTTTTAGTATGTACCAAAGCCTTTAAAACTTGGTCTACGATACTGTGTATTTAAACTGTAATCTCCTATATTTGATAAGCTTGAACTTGATACACCTTGAGTTGAAGTATTTCTAGGTTGTAACCAATTTTTAAAATCATTTACAGTATTAACAGTTGAACCATATATTTGTTCTTGTTGCTGCTGTCTTGCTTGAGATGCATCAAGTGAAGTAGGAGAAGAAGTCATGCTAGTAATTGCTCCACCAGCAGTATTTAATGCTCCACCTATAGCTTGAGTCCAACCTGTTGGTATCGCTTGTAACACTGAACCTGCTGTTTGTGCTCCTTGACCTAAAGCATTTAACCAAGACCAGTTAGCTGCATCGACATTTTGAGCTGCTGAAGCACCCATTGAAATAGGACTTTGATAAGTTTGAGCAGCTCCCATTAAAGCTCCAAGTTCATTTTGTTGCAGTTGATTAGCTATTTGTACATTTTGATTTGCAACGTTAGCTAAATAATTTTGTTGTTCATAAGCATTTTGTTCTGCACGTCTATTTACATCTGATGTGCTACCGAATGCAGCTGAACCACGTAACATTCTAGCATTCTCTGCAAGATACTTATCAGATAATAAGTCAAGTTGTCTATTATTTAACTTATTAGTCCAAAAATCATTTCGACCTGCGTAATCTGTTGTATATTGGTTTATTAATCCAAGTGCGTTATTTAGATACTGGTTAGCTTGTTTACCAGTCCTCATAACATCTTTGTTATACTCTTTTTGATTCTTTTTAAAAGACATTATATGCTATCCTTTTCTTTCTTTTTATATACACTGCTCTGAATAGAATTAGATTTAAAACATTTTATTTCTAACTCTATACAAAGCAGCTAATTAAAGCCACTTTGTATTAATGCTATGCTACTGTGAAGTATCCACGAGCTGCGCATTTAGGTTGAATTACTTTACAACCATAAACAATCATACCTCTTAAGATATCTCTATATTTATCTTTATCAGGAATGATTTCTGCACGTGAACGTGTAAAACATTCAGTTACCATATTTCTAGTAGCAGCTACAATTTGAAGGTGTTTATTTGAAGTGTCTGCTGTATGGTCTAAAGTATCATCAAGAACAATTTCAAATCCTTTAAATACTTTTACGTGACCATAGTACTCTTTATCCTCTGTCATTTTACCAGCTTCGGTCTCAACATCTTCAATCAATTCATAGATTGCAGAAGGAACACCAAGAACAGGTAGTGCAGATTGTGCTTGACCAGCTAAAGGACCAGGAACATCAGCACCTTCACCTTCAAGCGGAGTTGATTCACCAGCTAATTCAGATTGGTTTTCTTGTTCTTCAAGGTCTACGAATCTATAATGACCGTTTTCCATGATAGCACCAGTTTTCATTAATTGAACTCTGAATTTAGTTAGCATACTTTTGATATTATCTTTTGTAAGTTGAGTGGGTGATGCTGCGGTACCAGATACTACAGGAATGTCATTATTAGCAAAGATAGCAGCGTGAACTAAAGCGTTTCTCTGTTGAAGAATTAAATCTTCACAAAGTAAACCATAACCTCTGTTAACATCATGTTCTGTTTTGAGATTCATTTCCCAAGGCAGACCAACAGCATATTTAAGAGGAGTATCAAGGTTGATAGTTACAGTTGCAGATGCAGCGTCGTTATAAGTAGGCATATCAGTACCTGCTGTCGTTGCTGTACCTACAACAGTAATGTCTGGATTAATTACCTTGACTGCATCCGCTCTATCTCCACCAGGATTATGAAAGTTATGGTTAACAACTCTAGCAGCAAAGCCACCTTTTGATTCTTTAAGAGCAAATAGCATTTTTTGTGCCCATCTTTCAGTTGTAAATGCTGTCATTTAAGTTTTCTCCATTTCTATTAGTTTACGTACACAATACAGATATAGTAAGAAACTAATAAAATTACTATCCTCTGTTTTATATTTCTCTATTATGCAGATTGTTTTTTGATTATTACAATATTTTCAGGATGAATTAAAACTGCTCCATAGAAGATTTGGATTGTTACAGTTTTTGTAAATGAGTCTGTATTACGTTCTATACTTATTTTTGGTTCAGTAAATCCAACAGCTACAGCATCATTTGTCCCAAAGATAGCTAGCTTATTCTCATCTGTAATTTTAGATAGCGGTGATAAATCTACATTAGTTCGTTGAACGAAATAAGATTTTAACGAACCATCTAATAAAGCTTTCTGAACCTGTGTATAAAAATCCTTTGTAGCTACTAAACTTGGATTAGATATATAATATTTAGCTGCTGTATCTCTATCATTTAGTGATGCATAAGTCTGCGAGCTAAATTCTTCATTTTTAATATTGTCAGCTACATTTGGTTCATCTGATGTAAACATGTATTCAACAGGAGCACCATTTGAATAGTTAAGAATACTAAATTTTCGAGCTGTTCCTTTTTCTGCTACTTCTGCATATACTTTAGCAATAGCATCTGCAATCTCACCTTCTGTATACGTTACAGAGCTTCTAGCAGTATATCCAGCTTCAACCATAGCTTCTACTTCATCTGATACAGCCTTCTTAAATTTGGCTTGCATATCAGATATGATTAAATCTTGAATATCTACAATTGATGTTAAATCAATATTATAAGGTACATCGTAACTAAATTCTAAAGATTTATCAAGGGCAATTGTTACTTGATTTGTAGATGTATTATCATCATATGATACTGATACTGATTCAACAGTGTAATCAATTAAACTTGATGTAGCTGTGTAGTCTGTAGTATTATTGATGACATAGTTAGAACTGTCTTGAGAGTCTGCAGTTGGTTTAACTCCATCTGCTGTTGCTCCTGGTCTAATATCATCAAACATAATAATATTTTTAGTAGTGTTTGTGGCTTTTAAGTGAAAGTCTTTAGATGTAGGATTGTATGTAAATATCATTTCAATTACATCACCTACGTCAACTGTTCCAGATAGAATATTTCTACCGTTTGATGCATTTGAACCTACTTTTAACTCTCCTGATGTAATCTCACCTGAATCACCAGTTATAATGGTATTGTTAATTACAAATGAGTTTGTATAGAGTTTATCAGTATCATCCTCTTCATCATAGTTAAATGTTGAAAGTTGGATAGCACCTGTTGCACTAGCTGGAACTGTATAATTGATTTGAACTGTGAAAGCTGAATCAAAGTCAATTGTTTGACCTTGGTTGAATAATCCTTCAAGATACTGAATAGCTTCAGATGCTAAGTCAATATGATTTTGAATAATCTCTATAGTTTTCTTACCACCTACTGTACCATAATTAGCTACAGTCTGCGTCTTTCTTGAATCCTCTGTGCCATTAGTCTGTTTAATAGTGGTTGTTTCTACCGTATTAACTAGTGGATTAGGATAAATAATTGTTAGTTTATCTGCTTGTATTCCGTTATAATCAGGACAATAAATAGGTGTTGCAAGTGCTAGCATTGCAGCTCTATTTTCTGGTTGAATAATGGAACGAGCAATTAAACGTGATACTTTACTTTCTGATGTGTTAGTCATTAGTTTATTTACTCCTTGTATTTGTATTATTTGTCAAATTATTTGTTGCTGTTTCTATTAAGCTATCAAATACAGATGTTGTACCTGTAATATGTAGTTTTTCTAAAATCCATCTAAATAATTGTAAAGCTTCTACACTATTTAGACCTTGAATAACTGCTCCGAACATTGGCATATTAATAAGAGATAACAATAAATTTGCTTCCTGTTGGTCTTTGGCAATATCTGTATCTACTTGTAAACTGTCATCAAATATATCTGTAACTCCTGCAAGAGCTACTTTTAATATTTCAAGCACATCTGATAAGATTGGTAATATTAGTTGCATTTTCATTTTATTTGCAAGAATATTTAATATACCTGATGCACTGTCTGATAACATCATTGCTTCTGCTGCTGTTCTTACAGAACCTTGTGATTGACCTAGAGTATAGTCATTTAATCCTGTAGCTTCTTGAGCAGTAGTTTGTAATAATGTTTGAATATTCATCAATCCATTTATATCAAGATTACCAGGTAATAAAGGTGTTAGATTTGCGGTAGTTGTAGGATTAGTTTTAAGGAATCTTGTTCGTTTTGCTTCTTCCCAAGCTTTAGCATCATAATTCCAGTTACCTGTTCTGATTGGATTTAAATTCTCCTCATTATATTCAAATGTTAACTTATACACGTCTCTGCATATTTCAGCAGATTTTTGAATTATATAAATCGGAGATATATCTGTATTCTTATCATTTATAGATACTGCTCTAACAGATGTAAGCGTTCTATTTGATTCTGCATAAATAACTTGTTTACGAAATATAATAGCTAGGTATGTGTCTAATTTTCCGTCAACTACTAAATCACCTGAAAAGACTCTTAACTCTGCCACTGATTCTGCATCTGCGTTAGCATAATTAAAAATTCTTTCTTTATCAATTGGATTTAAGAAGTCAAGCGTATGAGCCATCTCTGGTGTAACACGTATCGTAAACAGAGCTGAACCTGGCTGCTCAAAATCGTAAATGAGTTTAGCTGCTTTTACTCTGTTAATTAATATCTCTGGATTTGGTGTTTCTGTATCCAGATTAACATCTAACATAATTGCAGCACAACCATATAAAATTGCATCATCAATTAATAAATCATTTTGAGTTTGAATAGCACTTAAATATGATTTAAGAACTTCGGTAGGTCTTTCTACAGTTTTTGTGAAGTCAGTAGATACGATTCTAAAGCTATCACGTAAACTTAATAAAGATTGATGAAGGAACTTAAAATAAGCATTGTATGCAAAAGTTACATTGACATTTTTAATTGCTCCTTCTTCTGCGTCTGTCATAGCTTTGTAGATTTCTCTACCTTTATTATATCTATTAAACCAAAGTTGAGTGCCACGCACTCTAGCTCCTATTGCATTTTGAATTTTAGATAGTCTATCCTTTGATACAACTGTACCAGTGTGTATAAAAAATGGTAAACCATCATATGTTTTTGGTTTCATTATTTACTATTCTCCTGTGTGTTCATTGTAATACATTAGATAACTTATTGCGTCTATCGCATGTGGAGTATAAATTAAATCTGGCTCAATATCAAGTTCTTGTTTTGTAGGTTCTAATACTTTACCAGTTAATAAATCAATTCTTGTAGCCTCAAATACATAGTTGGTTTTTTTCATGTGGTCAAGATTAAATTTATATCTATCTGACTTTACACGTGTTCTAAATATAGATAATCTTTGAGTTACTCTTGGATTGGAAGCTAAAATTTTGAGATTTAATCTAAGACCAAGTTCATTAGCTACGTTATCCATAGTTACATAATCGTTATCAAGACGTTGATTAAATGCACCTGCACTATCACCATAGACTACAATTTCTTCACAATTATATTTATCAATAAGATATTCAAAAACTCTTTTACTTTGGGTCTTTGTATTGATAGTCATATTGTAATGTTCTTCTAAGAAAGAATATCTACCATCTTCTGATATTAAACCTGATACCCAACACATCGGTGAATAGTTAAAGTCACAAGTGATAAATACTTGATAATTTTCTTTTGGCACAAGTGCTTCTGATATCTTACATTCTAGTGGGTCATAATTAGGAATTAAAGCATCATCTAAACTTGGTGATATCTTAGAGTTAATGAATTTTTCTTTTTCTTCTGCTGTCATATTCTTTGACAGCTCCTCAATATAGCCTTTTGGTAGATTCGTATTTTCATAACTTGAACCAAGAAATAATTTACCTGATTTAAGTGTATAGTGATTAGTTGAACTTGGTGGGTTTGTGTGTGTAAGAAGAATAAGAGGTGCATTCTTATTTACATATCTAAGACGACCTTGTATCTGCTTCATTACGCCATTTGATATTTTTGATGCCTCCTCAACATCAATATAATTAAATTCATAAGTCAAGAACTGTTTATATGATTGACCATGTGATAACATTATAGTAGAGTTATTACTTGATAACCACAATGTTTTATCTTTATTCATGTGCTCAACTTCAATACCTAAGATTTTAAGAAAGTCAACACACATTGCAAATGTATTGTCTTTTACTAGATTGATTGTAGGTCCAATCATAGCAATTTTAGAATTAGGAAATGCACTTATATAAGCAGCTGTTGTCAATGCACCAAGAAATGTTTTACCTGAACCTAATCCACCTACATAATTAAGAATATTGATTGATTGCGGTTCTGCATATCTTACTTCATTTATTACTTTTGTTTGTGTTGGTAAAAGTTTAATCAACATATCCTAAGAGCTTTTCCTCTTTATCTTTAAAATTTACTTGTATACATGTCGCATTTTCAAAATGACGTTTAACTACTGACAATTCTAAATAACTATCATCAAACATTAATATGTTTGCTCTGTCATAAAAGTTATCTAACAGAAAACCTGCTTTTGAATACTTAGTTTTTGCTTGTGCTATTAAAAAGACATCTTGTATATAGTTTATATTAGGTATGTGTGCTAACTGTGCATAAGTCGCTAATCCATCATCTCTTGCAGATACTATTATCTGTTGAACATTTGGATATCTATGATACATTTCAATACGTTTAGTCATCATTGTATTGATTTTTAACAATCCAAGATAAGTATCTAAGAAGTAAGCAGCAGGATATAATTTATAATAGAACTTAAGCAATGTTAAGTTCCTAGGTCTAAATCTATCTAAGAACATTGCAATCGGTGAATATAATAAAGTTCTATCTAAATCATAAATAATTATCATAGATAACCTTTAGAAGTTACAAAACTAAAACCAGCGTTTTGCATTGATAAAAATAAATCTAGAGGAGTTACAGAGTTACTATCTATGCCTTCAAAAGTTTTGGTAACCTCACGCAATTGTGTGTTATTATCAAATATTTTTTCACGTAGTGCATCAAGCACTAAACCAGAGCAGATATACTCGTCTTTACGTTTATTATTATCCTTTCTTAAGTGACCTTTCATAAGGAATTTAAATATTGATGCATAACTATAATGATAATTACTAGCTTTAGCGACATAATTAAGAGCTAGATAAGGGTCACAGTTCTCTGATATTATAGTTCTACAAATGATTGAGTCCTCTGCTCTATCATCAATATCAGTTAGTAACAATAATCTAGTACCACGTTCAACTATCTTTTCTCCATAATCTCCAGCTTTTGTATAAGTAGAAGATTCAAATACAATATTATTGTCTAGAACTAGCAATGTATGACTTGGACAAAATTGACCTGTGTATTCTCCTCTGTAAATCTTACGTGATACTTTAGATATCAATTTAGATACTGTGCCCTGTGCTTGTACAAATACAACTTCTAGCTTATGTTTCATAGTTACTTTGTAGCTCCTTCAATAACATCTTTTAAATCTTCAACTTTATATTTGTTAATATTTCTTTGAATAATTACAAAAATTCCACCTGATTTAGATATTGTAATTGACTGATTTGTGTTAGCTGTTTTCTGTTGTCTTTGAGATTTAACTACAATAGCTCCAGATTTAGATATTGTTACATCTTGGTTAGCTTGTTCAGCTTTAACTTCAACACATGCAAACAGAAGAAGTGTACATAAAAGACTTGTTACAATTGTTAGATTATTCATTAGTTAATTTCCTTTCAATTATTAATTCAATCATTCGTTTGTTACATTCAGCATGAGCTAAGTGAGATACATTTGTTTCAGGGTCAATCTTTTGATTTGTATTAAAGAATTTATAAAGATGTCTAAATAAAGCTGGTATTAATTTATATGGGTTAAGCTTGAGGAAGGACCATTCACTATATTTAGCTACACCTTTTTGAAATACTTCAAACATTTCAGGTGCTGATACTTTATATGGAAAATAGAAATATGTATCTTTATTTTTTATTGCATCTACTGCCGAATATATTATATCAAGTATAATTCTATCTTGTGTTGAAAATGTATCTTTACCTACTAATTCTCTTAAATATTTCGGTAATAACTCATCAATTTGTACTGGGTTAAGATGCATTAGTAAATATCCAAGAGGATTTTTGTTTAATGTTTCTTTTCCTGGAGTATTTTGAAAATTATCAATTAAATCATATTTTGGAACTATTTGAAAATTTCTGAAAATATTTTGTATATAACAGTATTGTTCCTTTAAATCCATACTTTCTAACTTATTGTAAAGATATTTTAAGCTCAATTATTATTCTCCTTTTAAAGCTTCAATAATTTCCTCTATAGCGTTGAGTACAACCTTTTGTTCAGTTTTATCCATTGTGGTATATGCTATATATCCTTGCAGCATTGTTAATCTATATATGAGACTTTCTAGTGACATTCTGCCCATGATTTACCCGTCTTTATATCAATTTGAAGTTTACAATTAAGGTTTAAAAATTTATTAGTTCTATCTACAGCCTTTTGTGCACATCCTTTGTAGAGTTCAACACAAGTTGGTCTAACTTCTGCTTGAACTTCATCATGAATATTAAGTAGAAAATTATAATCTTTTGTCTTTATAAGACCAGCTTTGATTAGCTCGTCTTGAAGGAACACTAAGCATTGCTTCATTACAACTGCTCCAGATGATTGAAGTAATAAGTTCAATAAACTATAGTCAGAGCGTGCATGCAGCTCTCGTTTATCCAATCCTGTTATAGTTCCTTTTTCTTGATACTGACGCTTTAAATCCTTATGTAACTGTTCTAGTCCTGGTAAAGCACTTACAAACTTATTAATTGCTTCATTTACATCTTTAATTGTAAATGTTTTATCTGTACCTTTTGATAAGTTCTCTGCTAGAGTTTTCTTTCCAGCTCCATATAAATATGCATATTCAAACGTCTTAGCTTGCCTACGTTGAGCAAATCCAAGTGTTTTTTGAGTCCAAGTATGAATATCTCCGTTTTCAATAATATTAGTAAATTCAGGATTGTTTATGAAATGTGCAAGGCACATATATTCAAGACCTTTCGCATCAAATCCGACTTGAACAAATCCAGGTCTAGGAATAAATAAGCTTCTTACTTCATATGCATATTTACCTTTAATACCTCGTATAATTCCTTGGTCATTGGTCCTAACCCCAGGCATAGTTGCAAGATTTGGATTATTGTGAGCACAACGCCCAGAAACAGTGCCATCAGTCTTAACACCACCTCTAATGATATTGTTTTTATCAAGTAAATTATAAACACTTGTATCACCAGTATAAATCATTTTTCGAATCTTATTAGCAGTCTTCCAAAGTAAAAGGTCTGTTACTTCTGGGTAAACATCTTCAAGTTTTGCTAATACATCATCATCTAAACAAGGAGTAGGGTCCTTTTTACCTTTTCTACGTACTAATGGTGGGTCAAAATCGTATTTAGTTTTTAGATATCTCATCCAATGTTGTGTAGATTGTAAGTTAAAAGGAGTAACAATCTCTATTGCTTCAATGTCTCCTGCTTTAATATTTTTGTTTTGATTGTTGCGTTTATATATTTTAAAATCATAATCTACAAAATCTGGAAGTTTACTTAAAAGCTCTTTTGATGCTCTTTGTTCTTCTACTTCTATTTGTGATTGTAATTTAAGTAATCCTTCTTTATCTATACGACAACCATTATTTACTTGTTCTGCTATAATTCTTGAGAAATTATTTGAAAGTTCTATAACATATGGGTCAATATTATTGATATTACATTTCCAAAGTACTAGTTCAGTTATACGTACATCCTGTTTACAATATGCACCCATCTCATCAGTATATACATCCCAGACAGTTTGTTTAATTCCTTTTCTTTCTTTCCATTCCTCATCTGTGTACTCTTTACCTGTTACTGGATTAAATTTCTCAAAACCTAATCTTTGACCCCAGTGCTCAAGTCCGTGTTGTTTATATTCAGGAAAGCAAATCATAGATAAGTTGATAGTATCAAGAACATTTGTAGTAAGTTTAATATCATAGAGTTTTTCTATTACTGGAATATCATATTGAATTATGTTATGACCAATTAATCTATCAGCAGATTTAAGGATACATATTCCTTCTTTGATATTTTCTCTATCAAATAGAAGTACATCTTTATCAATTCCTATTCTCTTTAAAGCTATACAGTGAAGTTTTGTTACTGTTGAATATAAATTATCTGCTTCTATATCAAAAACTACATCCATAATGACTTAAGTTTTGTTACTACCTTATCTTTAAATATAATTACTTTTAAGAGTTCTGCTGATTTATCTTTGTTATAACCAAAGTATTCATTAATATTGTGTCTAGAATTTTCATCAAGTTCATCAAGTTTAAAACATTTTAGACCACCTGTAAGAAAAAGTAAATCCTTGCGCTCTTCTGTTGAGAGCTTGTGTTCAAGTTCATAAATCATATCTTATATATTCCTGCTATTTGTTGCATTATATCAAATATTGGTGCTGTTGATTCATCTTTCCAAACTGGTAAATCTGGATTATCAAAGAAGCTTTGTAATAATTCTCGTTTATAAATCACAAGATGTATCATAGCTTGTAGTATATTAGACGTTGGAATTGCACTGTTTGTTTCAATCTTTAGATGCAATTTAGCTTGGTGTATAATTTTTATAGCTCGCTCAACACCAACGACATTACCTTTATTACATAATTGTAATCCTACATAAGCTATAAACTCATTAACTGATAATCTACTAACAAGTGGTAATCGTTTTAATCTTGCAAGTATTTGGTAATTAGTTATAGAAACTTTTTTGCTCTTCTGTTGTGACATTACTATACTCTCTATACAAATCTAAAAACTGGGTTGTGATATTATTTCGAAATTTAATTATTTTTGTTATGTCTTTTTCTGTATTAAGAAAATGTTGAAGTTCTTTTAAATAACCTTGAAATCTGGCTTTTGGTACTACACTCTCACATGCTTTATACACGTCCTCTGGAATTCTTAAAATTCCAATATGTTTATATTTAATAGGTTCGGATAATCTAAGAATTTTCTCATACTGTTCTATGAAATTCATTGGGTCATCTACCCCTGCTTTATGTAGATACAGATTAAGTTCAAATCTGTAGTCATCTATTGTTTTCTTCTTTTTCATATTGACAATCCTTAGTAGAAATACGTCTAATACTTACAGGTACAATATCATAATCACCTTCACCTAGATAGACCTCATCAAAATATAAATCACAACTATTATAAAACTTATTATAATTCTTACAAGTTTTACATTTAGACATTCTCATTATTGCTATTAACTCCTATAACCATTAATACTGCGATTAGCATCCAAACTACTATACCTAAAACTTCAAATAAATTCATACTACTGAGCTACCTCACTGAATCTTAAGTCTTGATTAATTTTATATAATTTGCTTGCATCTACTTTACAGTCTTTATTCTTTGTGTTTGATACAAGTACAAAACCTGTTTCTGGGTCACGTAATAATTGTACTACATAATCACTCGATTCAAGTATAGCGTTACTTCCTTTAGGTTGAAGAATTGTATCGGAGTTTATCTTTCCTTTTTCATTGAATTGTGATTTAGATACTTGACTACAAATAACACCTGTTTTATCGAGACCTGTTAAAGTAAATGCTTTTATTGCTCCACATATCATTGTTAATCTTGAGTATTCATCTGTTGAAGATTTCCAAGGTGTGTTTTGAATATAGTCTAAGCATATAAGGTCATATTTATTTGGAAGGTCTGTATCAGATAAAAGCTCTTCTAGATTTTCCTTGAATACATTTCGGTAATCTACATATTCATCTAATTGGTTTTGTAGTTTATCTAAAATATCTTGACATAAAGGACTAGCTAACTGTTTAATTACGAGAGCATCATCACCTTTGATACCCAGTTCATGTTTAAGAATACGAATTGTATATTGATAAATCGACATTTCAGAGGATAACAATAAAATTTTCTTGTGTTCTTTTACAGCTTTTAACATTACATGCATTGTCATTAGACTTTTACCAGCTCCAGGAGAACCAAGTAATAAATTCAATCTACCAAGTTGAAAGTTAAATCCATATACAGGCATAAGATGTATAGTTTGCTCACCAGATTTAATTTTTTCAATTGCCTTTTTAAATTGATTTCGCATAAGTATATACAAGTTCTCCATTAGATTTTATGGTAGTTAATTGAAATCCATGTTTAACTAAGAAACTCTGATAGTTATCAGTATTGAATTTGGTTGTACAGACTGTATATAAAGTATCTGTTGGATTAAAATCATCAAATAGCATTTCAAGAATAACTTTAAGAATAGTTGAAGCTATACCTTTACGTTGATAAGCTTCATGAACACATAGCATATTTAATTTAAGAAATCTATCCTTTTTTGATAATACTGCAAAACCTACTAGCTTACCTTCATCAAAGTACTGAATTGCACAACGATTTAAGCGTTTAATTTTTCTTATGTAATCTGTATCTGGATACTTTTGGAGCATGTCACTTGCAGCCAGATTTATGTTTCTTGTAGTAGTTACTCTAATTAACTTCATTCTTTGTTTACTCTTCTGATACAATTAAAGTGCTTAGTATACAAACAATATCTAATACATCTATTACAGAACCTGATGTTTCTATTGGTTCTAACTCCTCTTGTAAATGTATTCTTTCTTGTGTTATTGGTAGATTTATAGTTAAATGGTATTGTGCGACAAGTTCACTTAGTACTTTTAAATCTGTGTCTGGTATTGGTGATAATATGGTTATTTCATGATTTCGCGTATCAAGAATAATATCTAAATATCTATCATTTTCTAATCTTAGTGTTAAACGCATAGTAACCTCTAACTTAATGCTATCAATCTGTCTAAATAACCTGGTCTATAAAACTTCTTTAAGTGATATTCATCTTTTTTACCAAACCAATCAGTACGTTCAAATACATCCTTTACAATATCAATATCTTTAGTATCATAGTAATATGTTATTTTTCTGACAAGCGCTAAATCAGTTGCGCTATTATCTACATCCTCTGGTTCGGAATTTAAAATCTCATATAGACGTTTATCGGATTTTGCAAATACAGATATGTCTGTTTCAGGTCGAACAAAGGAATAATTCTTTTTCATGTGTTGCTTATAAATCTTCTCTCGCTCACGTTCATATTGTTCAGCTTTGATTCTTTCTTGCTCATCTGATAGTTCCATTAATTTATCAAAGACCGCAACGTTGCATTCTCTCAATTCTACATCAACTATTCTTTCTAGACTTGGACTTACAATGTGTCGAACACGTGTCCACACTTCAAGCTGTTGACCTGTAAAATCCATGAATCTTGTTTCAAACTGTTCTGTTGTTTTCTTTACTATGAATATATGAGCACCGAGTTCACTTTGAGATAATTCTACAAGTTGAGGAGTATCAATAAGAGATTGCATCCATTTATAAACAGGATGTTTAAAATCACAGTGGTCACAATCTATACAATAAATCGAATATCCTGTATCTCCTATTGGACCTAATTTAATAGATATTGTAAATCCATGGTCACGAGCTGCCTTAAATTTTTGATATGGAACTGTTGCAGCATTATCAATTGTTGAATATTGACCAAGATTATTAACAGGTCTTTTATCCTTTGATAATATAAACATATCTGTACAATGCTTAAGCTTCATAATTACTCTACTCATGTAATAAACTTTTCTGGTAAACTCGCTTATATTCTGGATGTGCTTTTAATATATTATTTAATGCTGAACAATTGTCAATATAACGCCAAGATTCTTGACACTCCATACATTCAATACAACAAATTTTTGCTGGACAACTATCTAAATAAATCTCTTTCACTATGGTAATTTACCTTTCCTGTTGTAACTTTCGGTTCTGAATTGATTTATGTTATTTATGTATTTAAAAATTCTGTTCAAGAATGGAATTTTTATATGGTCCTGGATTGTTAGTTTTGGATTTAAACAATCAAACTCTAATACTTTAGCTAAGTCTTTAAGTGGAACGTTATACTTTGTTAGCATTCGTAGCAATACTAAATTACTTGGATAGTAAAACAGCAATCCATGTTCTTTATACACATCCTTTATAAATTCATAGACCTGCCAAAGAGAAGTTAATTTATGTCCTTCTAATATCTTCTCTGCTGTTACAACTCCAACTTTAGGTATTCCTGGTATATTATCAATTCTATCACCAAGTAAAAACTGTTTTGCAAGTTCATGCATAGAAGATTCAACAGTTGTTTTAATTAATTTAATTCCGTTTTTCTTTTTTGATTTGATTGTAAGTTTTGGTATTTGTAAGAAATCTTTGTCACATGAAATAATCATTACATTATTTCGTTCATCCTCTACAAGATTAGATGCAATAATTGAAATTAAATCATCACATTCAAAGACCATACTTGATACAATTGTTACTCTGAAAGCTTGTAATATTTTTAGACATTCATTTTTAAACTCTAACCAGTTCTTAGCATAAGAATTTATTCTCTGTGCCTTATAATATGGAAATAATACAGTTCTGAAACCACGATTTAAGCTTATACAAAAATAGAACTTTGGGTCTAATCTGTTGTATTCTTTAAAGTATCGTTTTGCTTCTCTTATCTCTCGGTCTTTAATTTTTAACATTGTTTGAACTGCTATATGTGGTGGTAGCTTTGTTGCAAACATTGACCTTAATAATATATCTCCGTCATATAGGATATGTATCATATCTTTTATTTAGCTTTCTGTTGAGTTTCTGGTTCAACTAATCTAATGTTAAATATTTTAGTTGTAGGCATCATTGAAATTTTAATCCAATCTGTATATGAAATTGGATAACGTAAAGTTTTTGTATATAAATACCACCAATTCTCTGGTTTATCTTGTAGAGTTCTTATTGGTAAATCCGATGTATCTATTGGTAAATCTGTACTGGATTCTACTGATACTTCATCACCTTCAACTATTGCTATCTTTCCTTCATACATTATTTCAGTATCTTTCATTGTAGAACCACCTAAATCAGGTTCTAAATCTGAACCGATGTATATAAAAGAATCAAAGTTAACTATACCATTAGCAATATCAATCTCATCATATTCACCTGAATCCTCAACTCTACAATATCTATAAAGCTTTTTATCTTTTATCAAATATGAACTGTAATCACCTGGTATGATATCAACTTGCGTATGACATCCTGATACTACTTTATCTCCTGATATATATAATATCATTGGTGTTCGTTGAGTAGATGAGATGATAAGGCTTTTTAAATCTTGACAATAAACTACTTCTTCTTTTAAGTATTGTGAGAACATCTCTTCATACGCACTTAGTTGATTAAATTTTTGATAAAATTTACCTTTTAAAAACCAGGTATTCAATGATGCAGTAGCACGTAAGATTGTAATTGTTTCTTTATCTACAATACCAATTGCAAACTTATCAATATTACCAGTTCCAAGTATAGGTAGATTATGCTGATATTCTTGTAATATAGATAAGTCAGATGCATCTAAATAATATATTGAAGATGTATTATAGTTTACAAGATAGAAATATGTAGCTGTTGGACTTCCTTGAAAATAACTGCCTGTTAATCTTGAATCTTCTGACCAAAGTACTGTTGATGATTCTGTATCAGTATTAGACCAATTATAAGGTTCTGTACCTATTATATTTAATCTTGTAGATAAATAAAGTGTATTACCTGAAACAAGTAAATCATTTATATAATTTGTATCTGGTTTAATTTCGACGTTAGTCCATCCAGCTAATTGAACTGTAAAGGTTTCACCAAAGGTATTAGGTAGAATTGTATTATAATTTATATTATAAAATGTTCCAGATATATAGCATCTAAATTCACCAAGTGGAGTTACCCAGGTATTTTCATCAATTTGTAGTTGAAGCTTCTTTGAAGCTGATAATCGACCAGTAAACATAACTTGAGTTGTTAGTGGTTCATTATTATTTATATATTGATATGAGGTTTCAGCTTCGTTAAATCCTGCTATACCTTGGAAACCACCTCTATACTTAGTCTTAACAGCATCTACATCTGTCACAAGTATACCAGAATCTGTTTTGTATGCAAGTTTTTGATTTATTATATATATAAATTCAGTTACTTGTTGAAGTGAAGCTACCTCTATATCTTTATTTAAACTATCAAATACTTTTTCAGGTGTAACGTTAAATGTTGATGCTGAACCGTCATCATCAATATAATAATTTTGACCGTGAATAATAGGTATACTATCTTTAACTGCCTCTGGATTTATTCTAGTTTCATTTGAGAAAATCAATTGTCTGTTACCTCATAGTGTTTACAATAAAAGTAAGGAATTTTATTCTACTTCTTTTTGAACATTCTTTACATATCTCTTCATTGCATCTAATGCATCCTGCATTGTGTATTTCTTTAAACATTCATCACATACATAAGCTTGAACACTTTTATTTACAAAATAAACAACGGTAACACACTTTTGGCATAAGTCCTTTTTACATAATATACAATGTCGAGGATTCTTATCATAAATTCTATCATTACAATTATCACAATAATATTCAGGTATTTCAACTATCTGTTGTTTAATCTTTCTCATAATTAGCTACTCCATATTTATCAAGCCTTGAATAAACATCATTTTTGTTTTACTCCTTTGTTATATGTTTCATAGTCACATTGATAAGAGTTATAAAACATCTCATCTGTATATTCAACCTCAATTTCGCTGGCTGCCTGATAAAAACTTACTGGTTCGGAAGTGGATTTAAGCTTTATGGAACTGTTCTTAAGATTAATACTCCCTGATATGTAAGGTTGTCCATTATATCCTTCTGCATTACCTATAACCATAGCGTGTGCATTGTTATCTACTTTCAGAGAGAGGTCAGTTATATTAATTGTTATATCAGCATATACATCTGTATCAAAATGATATTGTTGTACTTTAAAGGTATCTGGACCGATGAATACAAACTTGAATCTGTATTTAGTATTAGCCGCTATTTTCATTATGTTGATTGGGCGTTGTGGGTTCCAGCTGTAATGATTAAACCATGATGAGTCTATATAAAGTTTTAACCAAGAATTTGTGTTGTCACCACCTGCAATAATTTTTTGAGTTGTATTTATATCACTTCCTGTTGTAAATTCAATAACAACTTCTGTACCCTGTTCTGTATGTGACCATGTAGTTGGGTCTTTAAAGATTATTGATTTTTGGTCACTGAAACCTGATACCAGTCCATCCTCTGTAACGTCCATCGGTTCATCATAAAACTTTAAAATGTCCTCATTAATACCAGCCTTTTTAATTACTGTTTGTGATATATCTGCTAATTCATTAGCTAAGGATTCAACATTCAATGATACCTTATCAAGTTCATTAAACCAAGGTCTATTGATATAGTATTGTTTCTGTTGAGCTAAGGTTGTTCTAAGTAGTAAGCCTTGTGGGTCATTATCTGGTACATCTGATAACGCTGGAATAAAATCAACATCATTATCAGCTGCATTTGCGCGTCTGTCTTTAAATACTAATTCTTGATAAAGTGCTTGACCTTGATAATTAAAACCAGTTGTATTATCTTCTCCATATTGAGCCTCTGGCTGCCAAATTTGCTGTGGAGATTCTAATTTACCTCGTGTGTAATGTGTACCTGGAATAAACAATTTAAGAGCTGCTAAATTTTCAACTCTATTTTCTTGTACTTGAGATTTGGTTATATCTTCTTTATTAAAGAAAGCTCCATAAGTACTTGGGAACATATAATTGACAGCATTGATTGAACTAGTTGTATCATTGCAAGATACAGTTGCAGTATAATTATTAGTGTAGCCATTACCAAGATAATAACATACTATACCTGGAACTTGTCTGTTAATTGTGACTGTGTTATTTACTAATTCTTCATCATCAGCTAATGTTGTATTCCATTTAAATATGTTTGCAACTTGAGATTCTGTGGCTAGTGCATCTGCTATATTTGCAGAGTACGAATAGTTTAAACCTTGAGATATTCTACTATCTCTGTCTTGAATAGTGTTTTGAAGCACATCAAGTTGTATCATATTTGATGCATTATATACATCAATATTGTTCATAAACTCATGAGTATCAGATTTAAAATCTAAGTCATCTGATAATATTCCAAATAGTTTAAATGATGAATTGTACATAGGTACAGTAGACGCAAACAAACGCAAATCAAGGTCATTATCAAGAGTTCGATTTAGTTTCTCTTCAACCGTTTGCCCAAATAATAACTTCATTACAGGTCTTAAACAGAAAAGGTCTGCATATTTATGTTGCTCTAGTTCTGTATTTTCATCAATATCTTCACCTTCAATTGAAGCTTCATAATCATTTACTTTTTGAACTAATATATTTGCTCTTTGTTGTAAAGCTAATAAATCCATACTTTATATACATCCTTTTGTTAAAAATCATCATGTGATAAATCTAATAAAGTGTTAACAATTAACATAATAAAGATTGAGAATAGTATTCCAAATAAAATCATAGCTATAACCTTTAAGTTTTCCAATGTTGATTAACAAGTTTTGAAATATCGCCAAGTTCATTAATGTTTACATTCTCTGCAATTACGATATTTGTACAGTAGCTTTCATTACATTTTGATGTTGATATTGATATATCATATCTAGGATTTGAACAATCATCCTGCCAAGGTAACCCAAGTTGTTGAGATTGCTTTTTAAGGTCTTTTATGATTAGGTACAAAGTTATACCTTCTTCTGGTTCCACCTTTTTATTATAAATAGTTCCTGATATTGTTGCCTTCAAAAAGCCACAATAGCCGTCTGCGTTATAGGTTGGTCTTGGTTCATGGGTTGAAGAACTACATGTAGCACCCGTTGACCAACTAAAAGCTATAAGCTTATTAACTGATGATGTGAATTGTACAGAACCTCCACCTTCAACATAACCTGTCCAATATTCAAATTGAGCATCGTTAACATCTGTAACTTTAAGGTTTGGAACCCATCGGCCATCTACAAGTCTACCGTTGTCTGGACCACTAGCAAAGCGAATATAATAACAACATGCGTTTAAAGTTCCTGTGACCTTATAGCTCTCAATATCAGGTATCTCTGGCGCGTTGTCACTAACTTGTGGTGCATTTGGATTAAAATACGATTGGTTTGTTTGGAAACAATGATCTACTTCTTGAGTACATTCTGCACCATTTACGTCATATTTAATAGTTCCTGTTATACAACCACCATTTGAACCATTTGGATTTTCTGGATTATCACCATTGCCATAATCATTACCTGAACCATTTCCATTAGGTCTAAAGTCTAATTCATAAGCCCAGTCGTCACCTACACAACGCAAAGCATACCAAGTCACATTAGCATTTGCTGCTGTATCATTCTTAATAAATTGAAATTCAGAGTAAACTGACTCTTTTAATTTATACTCTTGCATATCTGGATTAGCTGGAACTACAAGAGTTTGAATAGTCGTGTATGAGTTACCAAATCTATAATTGAATGAATCCCAAGATTCATCTTGTATAGATAGAGCTGGATAAGCTGTACAACCTAAAATACTAGGAGACCAATGAAGGTTAAACGTGTTTGAACTTTCTGGTATAGGTCTGAAATCAATTGAATGTGAGTGGTCGAACCAAGAAGGTAAACCTACTCCTGTTTGTGGGTACTCTTGCTCTTCTGGTAGTGTACCTTCAAATACTATTGCACTTTGTGTATATGTATATGCATAATGTCCTAGAGTATCAGAGTTGACACTATCAAATTTATCATCGTTGTCATGTATTAAATTGTGTCTTAACCAACCTCCAGAATTAGAATGCGATATAGGCTGAATTAAATTTGATAACCATAAACCAGGTTTAGTAGTTTCAAGTCCAGGTATAGTATCAACAAAATAACCTTCTAATTTACCTTCATTTTGAAGGTAAGATTTTGTTAAATCTATTGTATAGCTTGAGGTGTTTGATGATTTACCTATTGTAACAGATTTTATTGTTTCTAAAGATGGTTTAATGTCATATATAAACCTGTTTGAGGTATTAGATAGTCTAAAACCTACACTACAAGGAACTGTACCTTGATTATAACTTGAAAAGTTAATGATGAATGATAAACCTAATACTTTTAAATCAACACCGTCCTCATTAACTGATATAATTCTATTTGTATTATCAAATTTAACATGTACATAGCCATCATCTTTACTGACATAAATCTGTATATATGTAGGCTCACCATTAACTACATTAGAACCTTGGATATCTAATAATATAACATCACTGTTTAATGCACTTGGTAATGTGCATTCTATGTATATATCAGATTTAAGATATTCAACTTTAGTTATAGATAATCCAAAATAATTGTTATTGTCAAGTCTTGATGCTATACCATCTTTAATAGCTGGATTACCAAAAGTATTAACCCAAGTTTGTAAACCTAAAGCACTTCTTGTTAGAGATTTAGTTAACTTTGTATATATTGGTAGACCATCTATAAGAGCTGTATAAAAAGTCTGTCCATCTGTATCAATCTTAACTGGATATAATTTAGTTAAACCTTTTAATAAATAATCATGTGTCCAGACACGTAAATTATTCATTTCAGGATAAGGTGTCATATCAGAACCTACAGGTTGGATAATACAAGCGTCCTCAACATTAGTAGCCTCTGCCTTTTTCAACAGTTCTTCAACTAAATCCTTTTTAATTTTTGTTATTCTTTGATTTGATTTACGTCTTGCCATAGTTTTATATTAATATCCAATAATTTTCAACATCATCACTTGAAACACTAAGTAAAGTTTTTGGTGATATATAAGGTATAGTACCATTTACATTATCAGGAGTTAAATAAGCATTAGTATTAGCTTGATTTAAAACATTAGATTGAAGGGCTGTACATTTATCAAGTGGAATACCTCTAACTGGTTGTGCTTTATTCCCAATTGGCATATTATAATTAAAATTAATTACTTCACCTGTTGACTTATCTTGGAAACCATTACCATTAGTTGTAAAGATAGTATCATTACATTCAGAATAATAAAATAATGTTGAACTTCCTACATATTGACCTGACAATCTTTGAAACTCTGAATAGACCCCAGCTAAATTGCCTTTATATACATTCGGATAAGTGTCAACATTAGATACTAGAACTTTTGAAACTAAATTATTAAGAGGATAATTTGAGTCTGGTAATGTAGCACTATCTATTGTGTTAGCATATGCTGTATCATTATATTCAATAACTGTATGTGCTTCATCATCTAAATAATATATTGATAGATTGCTTGAGATAGTTTCCTTTTTAACTGGTGTTTCTTCTTTTGAAAAGACATCATACATATACCCTGGACCATCTTTAAAATTTGCAGATTGTTCAAGATATCTGCCACATGTGTGAATTGTAGCTCCATATCGGTCAAGGATGCCTTTAAATAATAGTTTAATATTATTAAATGCGTTTGGTGTTAATAGTCTGTTAGTCTCCTGTTTGAGAATTTCTACCAATAAGCTTAATGCAGATTTCTCTCTAGACATATCAACTTCAAAAGGATTATCCCAAGATAGTGGAGGATAAACAGGTATCTTACCCTCAACATAATCATTTAGAAATTGTACACAACGCTCATATTCTGATTGATTTGTACTACCATCGTCATTTATAATTTTAAAAGGTCTTACTGCCATTTACTTACTCTTCTGTTTTATCTAAATCTTTTATAAAATTTCTACAAGCATTTATTACACGAACACAAAAAACCTCTGATTTAAGTGCTCTATTAAAAAGTTCCTCAATTAATTCATCATCAGTCATTGACTACCTTATCCTCTGTTACATAGATATCATAATCATTATCTAAAAACTGTCTTAATACTTCTAATAATGTGCCCTTATATGTGTTCGTTTGCAGAACATTTACTCCTGTTCTTAGTAATCTAAAACAATTATCACCTTCACGAACTAACTTATACTCTAAACGGTCATATGCTACAAGTAAAAATCTATCTAGATTATACTTATTAACTGCAGCTCCTAGATATTCAGCTCTACGTTTTGTTTCATCAATTAACTGTATCATTTATAATTAAATCTCCTTATATGACATCCATTCAATATTGTTCTTTTCACACCAGATTGCATAGGTTGTCTTAGAGTTTTTATTTATCTTAATATTTGGATTTTGAAAAACCATTACAAACTTAAACTCTGGATGCTGTTCAACTAACAGTTTCATTTTCTTTCTGTCTTGTGCTGTAAACCTACCTTTTAATTCGTAGATAAGCTTACCTTTTACAAAATCTGGTGTATATTTATGCTCTGTTTCTGGAACTGTGTAATCTAATTTTAAAGGCTCATATTTAAAACCTAGTTTAAGAAGTCTTTCAGATAACCTCTGTTCAAACTTACTACGATATATTATCTTTTTGTTTTGAGAACTTTTCTTCTGTGCCATCCGCAAGCCTTATAATTAATCTATTATCAGATTTCTCATCATCGTCATCAAGCTTAGAAAATTTTACTACAATTTGCAGAAGTCTATCTAAACTCTTTAAGATATCTTGGTCACCTTCTGACATTAAACTATCAAGTTGTTTTAAAAGATTACTTCGAATTCTTTGGAACTTAACTGCAAGCATTGATGCGACTAGTTTATTGTATCGTTTGTCTCTAAATAATTGTTCAAGAAACTCTATACATTTAATTGGATGCCAATCTTTATGCTTATTTTGAATGTAGTTCTGTAAGTTAACTCCGTCAACATCCTTTGTAGCTAACTCAAGCAATTCATTATTTGAAATCTCTAACATTTTTGAAATACTCCAAGGTATTTATTAGGAACTTATTTATATCAGTCTGTCTAAATATAAAACGTAAAACTTTATACACACTGTTTGAGTTAAATCCTATTTCAATAAATCTGGTCTGACCTGAATAGATTAGAAAAATAAATCTACAATCCTGAATAGATGTTTCACTAAACTTAGAGCCTAGTCTAAATCTATTGCCAACAGGTGTATATAAAATCTTTGAGATACATACTTTTAATGTACGAATATTATATATTTCAATCATTCTATAATCTACGTTTTATGTGATAAGTATCAACTTGTGACATATCAGCTTTAGTAAATGAGCGTGAACATGCATCATTTATATACATAACTGCCTCACTTGGTTGAACTCCAGAAAGTATTAGGTATAAAGCTGTTAATAAAGGTTGCATATAGTAATCATCAGATAAAATGTCATTTTCAGAAGTTACGAATGTTTTTACATCACCCGTATCCATTGATTGAAATAATCCAGTTCTTATAACAAATGCTGTTGCATCTGCCGTTCTAATAGTACCATCAGGATTTAGTGGACAAGGTCTACCATCCTTAAGAAAAGCTATCTGTTCATTTGGCTTATTATAAACTCTCTTATTTGGTTTACCTGATAAAGGTACTTCAACTGTAGCTTGTGATGCATTAGCTAATGACATAAGTAAATTAATATAACCTATTATCTTTTGCATACATCGATATGTAGGTGTAATTGGATAATTTATGCGAACGGCTAACGCCTTGTAAATATCTAAAACATTACTCATGTGCAACCTCAACTAGTTTATTATAAGTTTTTAAATTATCTCTTAATGTATTTATTCTAGGTTGTAAATAATTGTAGAAGCTTCTTTCAACTTCCTTATCTGCATAATATTTAACCTCAAAGTAAGTTAGCTCACATACTTCAATAGGTATCTTATGTATATTCTCTAAAGTTTGAACTTCTGCCATATGATATATTGGATTTTCATAATAGAGTTTAACTTGTGTTATGTCTCCTATCATTGAACATAGACTAACCGCTTCATTAACAAATCCTATAGGCATATTATAAAATGTTCTAGTGATTAAATCCAAAGTTACTATCCTTTTTATACTTGAGGTGGTACATCAGTAGGAGCTACTGTTTGTTCTGGTTGAACTGGTGCTGCTTGCTGTTCTTGAGCCTCGTCAGCTAAATCCATAATTAATATTTGAGCTAGACTTTCGGCTTGTGGTACAGATATACCTAAGCTATCTGAAAGAACTGCAATGATAATATCTAAACCTCTGATTTGGTCTGATGCAATACCTTCTGCAATTTGTTCTACTACTTGTTCTCCTTCTTGTGGAGTTGCTTGAGCTTCTGTAGTTTGAACTTCTGTTGGTGCTGGTGCAGGTTGCGCTTGTGGCATAACTTGTTCTGGTTGAGGTTGAACATTAATATTTTCTTTTGGTGGTAAATTCATTGACATTATTTTAATTCTCCATAAACTTTACTTGTAATGTGTATAATGCCTCTTCAAGTGAGGCTTGTAATCTAACATATTCAATATTGTCTAATTTATCAAGGTATCTTTTTATTGTTTGTAATATACAAATACCTTTTAAACTAGTGTATCCAATAGCCTGAACTGTATAGCCAGAGTAATTATTTGAAGATTTGATGGAATGAAGGAATGAACGAAAGGTGAATAGTCCAGGCTGAAAGTGTGGATGCACTAAAGTAATTAATCGTTTAGAGTGATTAATTAATATTCTTGATGTATAAGGTCTAATGTGGTTTAGCCAGTCTTGCATAGAAAGCTTCAGTTTCCTGTATTCTTTGGTCCATTATTCTTACAACGTAAGCTAGTTTAAATCTCCTTTGAGATATAGCTTTAGACATCAAACGCATACGTTCATTATGTGTTAATCTATTCAATGACATTGTATCTTATTCCCAAGGTAGTTTATTTTCTGTTGACTTGCCTGCCGACTTTTCTTTCTTTGTTGTACTTGATTTCTTTACATCTGTAGCATCTGTTTTGAATACTGCGTCTAGTTCAGCTTTGTATTTTTCAACTTCTTTTTCATCAAGTTTTCTTACAATAGCCTCACCTGTAACAATTGTATTTGACGCGCCTTTCTTTTTGTAAATTGGTCCATGAATTTCAACATAATCTCCTTTTGCTAGCTCTGGTGATTTTTCTGTAATAAAGTACAAGAAAGACACTCCATTAGATACAACATAAGCCTTATCTTCAAACACTGCTGTTACAAAGAAAGTACCTTTGACTACTAATGGATGAGGGTTTTTTCTGATTTGTTTTTTCTGTTCAGTCATTTTTAAATTACTCCTATAGATTATGAAATGCAAAAGGCGATAATCCATGTGACCATGTGTTTAACGAGGCTATCGCCAATCCTCATAT